GACGTGCATGGCGACAGTTTATAAACGAGGGAAGACTTACTGGCTTAAATGGTATGAGGACGGCGTCGCTAAATACGAAAGCCTAAAGACGCAGGAGAAGAAAGATGCGCTCATTGCCAAGGCAGCGAAAGAGTTGGAGTTGCGGACGGGTACATCAGTGGCGCAGTCGAACTGCACGATGGGGGAGTTCGCGGAACAGTACCTTCTCTGGCACTCAGGAGAGTACCCTTGGGCTGAGAAGGAGATGCGCTATTACTTCGACAGCGTGTTGATACCAGAGTTCGGGGCGATGCGGTTGGCGTCGATAGACCCGCAGAAGGTGGAAGCGTGGAAGCACAGACGCCTTGGCTCCATAGGCCACCGCTCGAAGCGGCCTGTATCTCGCGCCACGGTGAACAACGAACTGAAGAAACTGAAAGCCGTGGTGAACAAGGCGGTTGAATGGGGAGTGATACCGCGCAACACGATTAAGTCGGTGAGAACTTTGCAGCGGTTGGACGCGAGACCGAGGAGTTTCTTTTCGTCGTCGCAGTTGGAGTCAATTTACGCTGCCGACGTCGACAACTCTGCCATTTGGCAGTTGATGGCGAACACGGGTATGCGCGCGGGGGAGGCGATGAACCTCAGATGGGGGGATGTTGATGACGCGAGGATAAGGATCGTATCGTCCAAAGAGTTCCACACGAAGACGCGTCAGTGGCGAGACATTCCGATCTCGCCGGGAGCGGCAGCGGCGTTGGAGCGACTGCGCTCGAACCAAGAGTATGTTCTACCGCGCATGTGCATGATGACGCTTCGTACTCGGTTCAAAAAGGCATGTGAAAAAGCAGGGGTGGTGGGGACACCGCACGAACTACGCCACACATTCATTAGTCATTTGGTGATGCAAGGCGTACCACTTCGCACAGTGCAGGTGTTAGCGGGGCACAAAACGATTGCTGTAACCGAGCAATACGCTCATCTAGCGCCCGACCACCTTTCAAATACTGTCAGCAGGTTGAACCTCTAAACATATAAGACCTTGATGCGTTCCTTGGATGCCGAACTCGATTTCATGCAAGACGACAATACAGTTTTCTTGGTCTTGAAAGACGCCGATGGCAGAGACCTCAGGCCGAGTCCCCATTAGCTGAACTAGAACTAGAAACCACATTGGTTGCCCTTTCCCACATTTCAAACAATGCCTCAAGCTCTTCGGCTTGCATCTTGAGCATGTACCTATTCCGTATCTCCGCTTCTTTCTTCATAGCGTCTAAACGGTTTAATATTGCTTTCTTGATCTGCGCTACCTCTGCCATGTTTTTTCTCCCAAGGTGCAGGAACTAACGTTATTTTTGATGGCTCACGTTGGCGCTCGGATGTGCTTTGTGCCATCTTCAACGCGCCCCGCTGTTTGTACTTCCGCTTCAACCGCTCGCCCCCTCCAGCTGAGTTTCGGTGACGACGCCGTCGTCGGTCTTCACAAGGGATAACGCCTTGCCGTCGAACAGTTTGTGGTACTTGATCTCGTAGCAACGAGCTTGACCACTTGGGACCGTGGTGCCAGAGCCTATGTAAATCTTGTGGCTCGGGTTGCCATCGTTGTCGAACACGAGATACCCCGCCTTATCCATCTCTTCTTTCATGGCGGCAGGGGTTACGCCGTGCTCTTTACACCAGTCGGATACGGCCTTTGCGGTGAGGTAGACCTTCTTCTCTTCCGTGCATACACGACCGATAGCGGGGCCACGCAGCAACTCCATAGGCTGTTCTTTGGTCTTGGCGCGTCCGTCGCCGAAGTGCTTGGTGATAATCAGACGACCCGGTAACGTCGCAATAAACGAAGCAAGATGTTCTGAGATGTCCGTGTTGGTTTCGCGGCGGCTCTCGCGCATCTTGACGACTTGGCTCAACGCCCACTGGCGCATGACTTTCATATCCCAAGACACGAGGCCGAGTTTCTCTGCGATCTTACCCGCCACCAGAGCGTTCACGATGGCGTCTCGATAAAAGCGTTCCTTGTTGTCGTCCTCGTTCTTTGGGTTGAACTTTGCACGAGCGGCAACCATCTGGCGGCGCACCCAATCCATGTTCTTGATGACAAAGCGAATGAAGGGGCGGCAAGCCGCACCGTAGACGTTGTCCATGTGGTGCTCGATAAAGCCTTGCTCTAAGTCTGAGAAGTAAGTCTGGATGTAGTCCTTCGGTAAGGACACTTCAAAGAAGCGAAGCTGTGTAGCCTCTACGCGATACCCCGCAGGTAGTTTGGAGATGCTCTCAAGGATGCTGTCGTTCGATGTAATGAAGCTATTCTTGAACCACTCACTGCCTGTCGTGCTGAACTTGCCACTGGAACCTAACCGTTCTTTGTCACGTCCGTTAGCAAGCGCGTAGCCTGTCCGCGTAAGTTCGTCTGGCGAACGACCTGAGAACTCGTCGAGTAGCATAGGGACGCCGCCCATGATGGCGATACGTTTGATGGCAGCGTTGAGTGTAGAACCCTGCTCGCCTGTCTGTCGCTCCATGTGCTTAGGATTGCCGTAGAAACCACATGCGATCTTGGCGGCTGTCGACTTACCCGTACCACCGTGGCCGGTGAACGCGAGCGGTAGCCCGTGCCAGTTTGACGAACCCATCAACTCAACAAGAACTGAACCCATAGAGTGACAAAGGGCGAATTGATAAGGCTCAGCGCCTTCGCGGTTGTAGAGAAGATCAATGTTATGAATCCACTCATCGAGCGTACCTTTCACACCGAAGTCGGTGCATATGTCTTCCGGCACCGTGCCCTCGTCGCAGAGTACGTCGATCTCGTCGTCGGCGGTTATCATCTTGGTGCCGATGATGAACCCAGTCTTATCCTCGTTCCATCCGAATTGGTCAACTGTCTTGGTTTCGATGCGCCACTCCTGTAGCTTTTCGATAAGACCTTCAGCAAACTCAGCCATATCGTTCCTCGCGTTCTTGGTCCGCATCAGGAAGATTTCGTGGGCCGCCAACGTCTTCGCCATTAGATCGGACGACGCAAGCTCTAAGGTAGGCATAAAGAACTCACGCCACTTGCCGTTCTTTTCTTTGGCGCGCCAGTGGACGACCCACAAACCTTCCGTGTTCTGGATGCGGTTGATTGGGTAAATGAATGAGCGACAGAACGGTCGCCAGTGGGTAACTCCGTCGTCGTCGACGACCGCCCGGCTAAGTGCGGAGCCGTTCCAACGATAACCAGACTGGGGCCAGTACGGGATGTTCTGCCCTTCGATGATTATCGACGGCGTCGCCGTGGGGTCAGGTGTTGCATTGTTGTCATCGACAACGGTTTCTTCCTCTTTAGAAGGGGCTTCCTCGGTGACACCAAGTTGGATCGGGAACTTGCACTTACCTGCAAAGGGGCATGACGCCATGCACCCAACGTGCTTGTCCATTTCGATGCAGGACGTGGGGCCAACTGACCACTCATCTATCTTCTCCTGCGTCTCGATCTGCGAGTATCCATCGAAGCCTTTACTCCATTCGTGGATCATCTCAGGGCCGTCGTCACATTCCTTGATTGCTCCAATGGCACGGTGCCAGTGGGGTTCAGGTATGTTGCCGCCGCTCTCTTTGAACTCGCGTACAGCTGCGCAGTGTTCTGCAACCTTGTTGGCGTACGACGGTGGGTAGTCACCCAGAGCCGCCGCGAAGACGTTCTCTCCACTCGCTTTCCTATTGGTCGGAGCGGGGGCTACGTTATGTTCCTTGATGTACGCCTGTAAAACAGAGCGCACTTTATCAACTGAGTAAGCCTTTCCTAGTTTAACTAATTCAACAGGGCGTTCGCCGCCGTTCTTGCGGTTATGTGTACCGATTGGACGAAGGATACGTGAACTGTCCATATCGACCGCGCGGTCGGCTTTCATTTTCAGGTGGGTTGTGACGTCGCGCTTCATGGCGCTGAGTTCTTCCCACACGTCGACGGTAACGTCCTCGTCGAAGCTGAAGTAGCAGTGGTATCCACCGCCAGATGAAGTAATCGTGGGCGTCAGCTTTAGTGTCTGCGCCAGTTTGATAATGTCTGCGAGGGCTTCCTCGCGGGTGTCGTACGCTGAAGGTTTATCAACATCAACGTCGAAGTCGTCGTACATGCTACGACAAGCGACCACATTCTCTTGGGTGCGGATACGCTTCTTGTCTTTTTTAGGATCGTGATACCAATCGCCAAATGAATTGACTGCGAAGTAGACTGTCTCGCCTCTCTGATCGAAGTTTAACGCTGCTCTAGCTGCCTCACCTGCGGTTGGATACGCTTTGTATTTGAACCATGAGTTCCCGTTCTCCAGTGGCATAACAAGTGTGATTACCTTGTTGCCTTCGGAGGGGAGCACAAGTTCAAGGAACTCTAATGTACCCATTTGCCTACCTATGGTGTTTACGTGTTAGCAGATAAGAAACGGGGGACGTGCCCCCGTCTCAAGTGACTAAGCCAACGCTTAGTCGTCGAAGTCTAGGTTATCGAGCGCCTCGTCGATGCTGTCGTAGTCGTCGACCTTAGCAGTCTCCTTCTTCGGAGTGGCCTCGACTTTAACTTCAGCTTTCGGAGCGGCCTCTGCCTCTTCCTCTGCTTCCACCACCTTCGGTGATTTCTTCACGGCAACTACTTCGTCTGCCTTGTGCTCTACCTCTGGCGTAATTGCGTTACCCGTGCCAGTGATAAGACCGATTGTTTCCTCTTCCTCGAACAGCACACCTTCGACCTCTTCCATCTCATGCTCTTCGACAAAGCGGATGGCTTTGAACGTCAGCGCAGGGTGCGCCACGTTGTAGTCGAAGCCGATGCGGGTCACGACGTGCTGTGGTTCTACGCCACGCTTCGCCAACTGTGCGCCGTACTGGCCTAGCGTCTTCAGCGATGCGGCGGGAACGCGGAGCAACATCGGGTCGTTGAGTTGAGTAGGTGATGCAATAGCCAAACGCATAGAGTCAGCACATGCCTTACCCTTACCACCGTTGTCAGTGATACGAGAACCCCACTGGTTGTGCGGACAAACTGCACACTTCTTAGCCTGTGGGTCTTCCGCATCGGCGGCAGGTGCGATACCATCATTCGAGTAACACGTAGGCTTAGCCACTGAGCCTTCTTCGTAACCGCTGTCGTAGAACACTTTGGACTTGTTCGGGTTAACGGCTACGATAACTGCCTCTAGTGATGAAGCGGGTTCGCCTTCCTCGCCTTTAGTCACTAGGGTGCGCTCGTCTCCGCGCTGAATGTGGAACACCTTACCCTTGATGCTGATTACTGGAAAACCGCCAACGCTAACCGCCGAAGCGAACGCGTTTTGGGTTTTAACTTTACCCTGCAAGTGGGCAGGGAGCTTTGATGCCGTGATGGCAACCATATCATTAGCCATTTTCTTTACCTCATAAAGTTTATTTGCGGCGGAAATTAACGACCTGAGTTTCCGACCAGTTAACTCCGGGCGGCAGATCGCCTTCGACGGACTTGAATTGCTCCACTGCCGTCTTGTTCACACGTCGTTCCAACATTTCCCATGCTCCGTTGTTACGAACGTGGTCAAGTAGCGCATCCCAATCCCCGACGGTTGCCGATGCACGTGTTGACTTGTAAGCAGTTCCAACGTCGCGCGCCGACACGTTGTCGATGCCACGGTCTTGGAACCTGCGCAGAAACTCGATCTCGATCTTGTTCTGCTTGTCTTTATCTCCGGAGTCGTCCTCGTCGTAAGCAGCCTTACGTTGCGAGCGACGGTCCCGTAGAGCGATGAACAGTTTCAGTAATGAAACGTCATCCAACTCTGCGATTTTCGCCATTTTCTTTCTCCTTTTTAGCATTAAGCCAGTTGTCAATATCAGCTTCATCCCACCGTAGGACTTTCTGTGAGACCCTTATGGGTTGGGGGAAGCTCCCTTCACGTCGACGCAAGGCAGGTAGAGCCGCCTTGGTGATGCCTAGTTTTTCCGAAACTTCTTCGGGCTTTAACAAGTTCATGGGTTCATATACCTCTATGCGTGTTTACATGTTAACAGATTAAGTCACCTGCGTACTTATGTCAAGCGATTACGGCTTCGCGTTTCGCCTTTACCTCGTCGAGTAGGGCACCCTGCATCTTCTGCTTGTTACGAAGACGGGTGTAGATGCGCTTCTCTACTGGTGTTCCTTCAAGCATAATGATGAAGTTGCTCATCTTTTGGCCGGGGCGATTGATCCGTCCGTTGGCTTGCTCGAAGACTTCGTTCGACGTGACACACGAGTACCAAACAATCGTGCTTGCCGCCGTGAGGGTCAGACCGTGGGACATAGCGGCGGGTTGTGCTACCAATACCTTGGGGTCTTTGCCCTTCTGGAACGCACCGAAGATACGGTCACGCTCGTCTTTCTTAACGCCACCGTGGATCACCTCCACGCTGAAGTCTTTGCTGAGTTCTTGAGCGACCATGTTGACCGATGAGACAAACGGTACGAACACAATCACTTTGCCCTCTGCTTGCCGCACGATCTCACGGGTCTCTTCGATCCGTGGTGTCGACGGTATAGTCACCTCGTCCTTCTCGCTCGTGTAGACGACGCCACATGCGATCTGCACCAACTTAGCCATCTTCACGGCTTCGTTAACTGCGGTGATCTCACCTTCGTCGGCTTCCGTGCGGAGCTTGGCGACCATCTCCTTATACGCCTTTTCCTGCTCTTTTGTAAGCGTTACTTGTCGTGTCTCGTACATAAGTGGAGGTAGGTCTATACACTCGTCACGTGTAAACCGCACGGCAGGTTGCATTACAGAATGAACAATCTCGGTCGCCTCTTGTTTGGGAACCCAAGTGAACTGAGACAACTGACGCATGACTTGTCCCTTAAACCGATTGAAGTACGGCGGGACGTTGTTCGGTGATATGAGACGGCACTGCGCCCACGCATCCGTTGGTGCGTTCGGCGTTGGTGTACCCGTCATGCCCCAACAAGCACGTGGTTTCTTGTGCCTATTGATTACCTTGTTGATCGACTTCCACCGATCCGTCCCTGCGTTGCGCGCTGCCTGAGCTATCTCGTCGACGATGACGAGGTCTATGTCAGGGCGATCTACGAGCAACGGTTCGATGATCTGCACACCGTCATGGTTGATGATGTAGACGTCGGCGTCGGTGTTGAGCAGCTTGATCCGCTTGTCTCGCGAGCCATGGAGTACGGCGTACTCAAGGTGGGGGAAGTGTTGAAACACCTCGTCAGCCCACGTGCGCTCAAGCGTCGACAGTGGAGAAATGACTAAGACCTTATGGAAATGACCGATGCTACGCAGGTAATCGTAGGCCCAGAGCGACGCCAACGACTTACCCGTACCGAGTTCGGACAGGTTGAACGCACGGTCGTACATAGATAGGAACGCCGCCGCTTCACGTTGCGCGGAGAACGGTTGGTAGCGCCCCGGCCAGTCGTAGTAGTCACGCATCGGCGCGGGGGCATCGTAGCCTAAGTTCCGTAGCACCTTTGTCTCAGCGTGTTTGTGCGGGACTGCGACGTACTGTTGGCCTTTTACAGAGAATACTTTCGCGCTAGGTATTACTTCCGAAATCCGCTTCGGGTCTCTCGGTTTCAGAACTAGGGCTTTCTTGTCGGGCCATCTGAGCATTTGTCTCAACCTCAATTAACTTTTCTAGGTAATGCAGGGCTTTCCGCAAGTCGTCTAAGCCATGCTTCTTTTTGTGGCGGCTCACGTACTTGATGATATTCCCCTCACACCATCCGAGGTTGTTACCTATGATGAAGTCCCAAGGCTGAATAGCAGTCTGGTAGTGGCTACCGCTTACTTGTTTGTCGTTTGCGCTCATTTCTTACCCTTCTTGTTTGCGCCGTACATTTCAGGGTTCTTCTTACGCCAACCGCGATTGGCTTTCTGGCTCTTGGACTGCGTGTTCGAGTCCGCACCGCTACCACCCTTGGCGAGTGGCTTCTTGTGGTCGATGTCCTTACCGTCGCCGACTTTGGATTTGCCTTTGGCGATGGCGTGACGTTGTGCGCGACGACGCTTTACCTGATCGGCGGCATGTTCCTTGTTATACTTCTTCTGGTATTCGAGCTTCGTCTTGGATGACTTCGTCATGGTCTTCTCCTTTCTTGGTCCTGAACATGCCCTTCAGGCTTGGGTCGATCTCCATCACCAGTCTGGCAATGAAGGGTGTCATGTTGTTCGAGAGTTTGAACTCCGTCCCGTTCTCGGAGACGAGGGTGTCCCATCGTATGCGTTCGCGGATGCAGTAGGCGGAGTAGTAAGAGCGTCCACCGTGGCGGTTCAGCATTTGCGCGTAGGTAAGGAACTGCCCCACGACGTGTATGTTCTGGCGTAGCCACTGGATAAACTCGATGCGTCGGCTCTCTAACAGCCCAGAAAATATCTTGGGGTTATTCTTCAGCGCGCGGATGATTTCATTTGGCAAGTTCACTGAATAATTCCTTCACCTGTTCGACATCATCTGCCACAAGTGTTAACCCGTTAGCACGTGTAATGTCGGCAATTTCTCTTTCTTGGTTAGGTGTGGTGTTCCCACGTTTGCCGGGTGCCTTCGTCTCGATGGCGATAAATTTGCCGTCGTAACACACGAGGATGTCGGGGCACCCAACCCTACCCATCCCGTTGGAGACTGGCATGTAGTACCACGCACCAATCTCTTTAAGGTATTCTTTGACCTTGGCTTTGACCTTCCCCTCCGGTGTCATTGCCATGTGGTCTCTCCTTCCAAGGCGATAACCACTTCCCCCGCCACGTCCTCCGGCGGCAAAAGCTCCGATAGGTGGCGGCACTTCCTACAGGGGGCGGCTGTTAAGTTTTCTAAGAACCCGTCTCTGGCGTCGAGAAACTGCTCCAAGCGGAGCGTAAGTTCTAGTTCCAAGACTGACAATTTTTTCCGCCCAACTGCATAGGCGAGTAACTCTCTGTGGTTAAGCTCCATTAACCCAAGTGAATTATTATTCATTCTAAACTCCGCAAAATTCACAGTTATGTTTGCCGACGGGGCACCAGTTTCGGCACAACCCCGATGGTTTTGCTATCCACTTGTCGTCTTCATAGCTGTGAGCAAGGCGCTGAAGGCGAGGCATGAACTCGTTCCAGATTTCCGGAAGCTGTTCACGGGTGAACACCTCTTTGTCGAATTCACCTGATTTTAGCCAGATGAATCCAGTAGTAACTTTATCTATCCACGGGTACACAGCAAACGCAAGCGCCGCGAATAATTTTAGTTGGTCGCTGTCGGGCTTACGTTTGCCCGTCTTCCAGTCGAGAAGGTAAGCCTTCTCTGGGCCGACGACACCGATGTCGATGATGCCTCGTACCCATACGTCTTTTGCCATCCACTTCGTCGGTCTGAAGTTTCGGTCGAGAGCGATACGTTCTTCGACGACACGCTTACCTTCGTAAGACTGTATCTTCTTGACGTATCTCTCGTATTTCTTCAGGTCAGGCGGTAGGGGCTTTCCATCTTTAGCGAAAAGCTCCAGTGCCTTGTGAACCTGATTGCCCCAGATCGTTGCCTCGGTCTGTGGCTCAACCACCTTCTTCGATACGCGCGTAAGCTCGAACCGTTTCGGGCAGGTCTCGTATGCTGTTAGCTGCGAGTAACTCCATGCTTTGGTGAGTTCCACGGTGGTATGTTTCCTTCGTAAATTTCGGTGTCTATACCGTCCCAAAACTCAAGCAGGAGTTCTGTCCGTATATCTACCGACAGGCGTGGCTCACCGATTCTTCGTCGCTGTTGCTCTAAGAACGCGATGCGCCTTTGCGCCCATTCATGTTCAACTCGTGCCATCCAGAAGACGCGCTCTTGGTAGTGCACGGTGCCGTACAACTCTTCTGCTTTTGCAACTGCGCGACCTATACGCTCCCGTCGTTGCTGTTGTACGTACCTACCATTCACACGCCTGTAGACGGCTTGGATTTGGGTAAACTGTGAACTGCGTCTGTCAAAGCTGTCTCGCAGTCCAACTAGGTACTGCGTAAACCCGTCAAGGTTTAACGCATAACTCTCGATCAGCGGCTTTAGAAACTCATGCGCTTTGGGGAGTAAGAACGTCTCTGGACTCTCCACGTAAGTCTGCATGTGTCTATCTGCTACCGCGATCCATTCGGCGGCTTTATCCGGGTTTCTCAACAGCGCGTTGGTGCATTGAGAAAGCGCGGACTCCTCTCTTTCGGGCAATCACTCCTCCTTCAAAGATGTGTTTACATGTATATAACATAGTACGAACACATATGCACGTCATTTTTGTGTGCCATTGTGTGTCAGGGCGTCTCATTTAGCGTCTCCATAAGTATCAGCGATGTCACCTTCCGACCATGTTACGAGTTCAGGCCACCACTCTGGCGGTGTTCGCATGACCTTCTGGACTGTCGATAGTACTGCCTCGGCGTCGTCCTCTGGGACGACGTAAACCAACTCGTCGTGCACCATGAGCGCAGGAATTAAATTGGTAA